GAGGCCTGGTTGTACTACTGGGTGCTCAAACGCGGATATGACCCGCGCAAGCTCACGCGCCTTGAATCCGATCTTGAGCGCGAGAACCGCGAACTGCGCGAGCAGGTTGCGCAGATGCAGCATGAGCGCGAGATTGAGTTGCGGTTGATCCGGGATATGAGGGTGGCCGCATGAACAGCCTCGACAAGCTGCATTACCCGCACTTTCCGGGTGGCCGTCCTGTGTGGCCGTGGGCCAGTTGGCGCGAGCGCGTGCCTGCAAAGACTGCAAAGAGCGCCACAAAGACCACAAAGACCACGCACAAGAAGCTCAAGCGTGGTTATGCGCTGACGTTGCAGGGTCGGCCTATTGCGCTTGCTCCAAGCCCTGTTCAGGCCGGCAGCAAGCTGGCAGAAGCCAAAGCTGCACGAATGGAACATGGGAGCAGGAGATGAACAAGCGAGACAGGTTGCTGGAAAAGCTGATTGTTCGACGCGGCGATGACGTGCTGCGGCTTGAACGTGTCGCCGCAGGACTTCCGTTAAGCCAACTTGCGACGTCTGGATTTATTCGAGATGAGGCCCGCCGCGCTGCTGCTGACGTGGCTTCATTGGTTGCGCTGCGTTCACCGGAGACGGTGGCGCGCCTTGAAGCTGAAAGAGGCTTGACGTGAGTTTTCACCCGGCTAGGTTAGCTACCGAAAAGGCGGTCACCTATCCCGCCCTGCCGTGCGTGATTTTCTTGATAGGCGCATTCCGTGGCTGTGCCGGAAAAATTTTGATGGGTGTTCAGATGAGCGAAATTACAGTAAATCTTCCGCCGCCAATGACGCAAGTTGATTGCGATCTGCGTGACTTCGCTTTCATGCCATTGGACGTTGGCAGGCTGCGTGATTCAGACTTGGCAGCGAACCAGCCGCCAGATGCTTGCTGGGCTGCGTTGTTGCTTTGGTGCGCTGCTTGGCATCAAGTGCCTGCAGCGTCAATTCCAGAAGATGAAAACTGGATTGCGAAACAGGCAGGCTACATGAGCCGAGGCAAGATCGACAAGGCATGGAAAGGAGTTCGAGACGGAGCATTGCATGGTTTCATCAAATGTTCCGATGGCCGCTTGTATCACCAAGTTGTGGCCGAGAAAGCTAAAGAGGCTTGGACTTCCAAGCTGCGCCAGCGTTGGAAAACGGAGTGCGCACGCATCAAGAAGCACAACGAACGGCACGCGACAAACATTCATCAACCTGACTTTGACGAATGGTTGTCGCTAGGTTGTCCCAAGGGACAGTACCAAAGTGTCGCTAGCGACAACGCATCTTGTCACAATGGACAAAGCCCGCCAGTCACTAGCGACAAAACAAACTGTCACGAAATTGTCACTAGTGAAACAGCATCCAAGGGACAGGGACAGGGACAGGGATATATAAATAAACCCCCCAAACCCCCCACGCCTGTCGGCGTGGTGGGCAAGTCCGCCAAGCCTTCGGCCATCGGCCTGCCGGCATGGTTGGCGATGGTCAAGGCCGATGGCAAAAAGCCGATTCCGCCTGACGATCCGGTGTTCGCCTACGCCGATGACGCAGGGCTTCCGGTGGAGTTCGTCCGACTGGCGTGGGTGGAGTTTCGGGCGCGGTACTCGGAGCCTGGCGCAAAGCGATACATCGACTGGCGCAGGGTTTTCCGCAAGGCGGTGCGCGGAAACTGGTTCCGGCTTTGGTACGCGACGAACGACGGAGCTTATGCGCTGACGACGCAGGGCGCGCAAGCGCAACGTGTCGATGAAAAGGTGGCCGCATGAACGCTCCGATACCTGAACTCGTCCTCTCGGAACTGGCCAGCTTCGAATCCGAAGCCGCTCTGGTGGGCGCGATGCTGATCGACAACGCAGCGCTTGACTGCGTGTCGGACATGCTGCGGCCTGAACATTTTTCTGGCGAGTTGTACCGAGAAGTTTTCGCCGAAATTTCGCGGCAACTTGCAGCTGGGCATGCGGCGGATGTGGTGACGGTTTTCAACGGCCTGCACGGGCGCGTTTCGCTGACCGATGTGAACGCGCTGGCGCAGTACGTGCCAAGCAGCGCGAACATCCGGCGGCATGCGGCGCTGGTTGTGGAGCGTTGGCAGGCGCGGCAACTGGCCGCCGTGAGCACTGAGGTGTACGAGCTGGCGCACGATGCCAGCCGCCCGATTGCCGAGCGCGTGGAGCAAGCGCAAGCGCAACTGGCCAAGCTTTTGGACGATGCTCCGCGCGACGATTGGGTGAGCGCCAAGGATGGGATGAGCCTGCACATGCAGGCGCTGCAAGACCGTGCGGATGGACGTACGAAGTCTTGGCCGACGGGATTGACCGACTTGGACGAATACATCGAAGGCGGTTTGCGCCCAGGATCGCTTGTGGTTGTCGGTGGCAGACCCGGCCACGGGAAAACGGCCATCGGACTGAGCATCGGCCTGCACATGGCGGTGAACTGTTCGGTGGCGTTGATGAGCATGGAAATGCCACATCGTGACGTGCGCGACCGCATGACAGCGATGCTTGGAAACGTGAGCTTGTCGAGCGTGATCCGACCCAAGCGCGGGCTGGATTGGGAGCGCGTGATTGAAGGTGCGCAGGCTGCGCAAAGCTTGAATTTTTACGTGACCGACCAAGCCGGTTTGAACATCAACCAGGTCAAAGCCAAGGCGCGCAACTTGAAGCGCCTGCACGGGCTGAACGTGCTGATCGTGGACTACATCGGGCTGATGGCCGGGCTTGACAGCAAGCAGTCTCGCGCCTACCAGATCGAAGAAATCACGAAGGGGATGAAAGCTCTTGCGAAAGAGCTTGACATTGTGGTGCTGGCGCTGGCGCAACTTAACCGCCAGATCGAGCAGCGCGTGAAACGCAACCCGATGCTGTCTGACTTCCGCGACTCAGGCTCCATCGAGCAGGACGCAGACATTGTGCTTGGCCTGCACCGCGAAGCCGTAGACAAACCAGACCTGACCGGCGAGTGGGAAAGCTACGCCGAATTGACCGTGTTGAAGAACCGTCAGGGCCGCATCGGGAACGTGAAGCTGTTTTACGAAGGCAGCAAGGTGCGGTTCACAGGATGGGAAGGGCCGGCGCCTAGCAAGGCGGTGGTCAGGAAAGAGCGAGGTTTTGAATGACCACTCTCTCCGAAATCAAGTCTCGCTGCGTTGAAGAAGGCGACTGCTGGATTTGGCAGGGCCAGATTGAATCTGGTGGTTCTCCGCGCATGTGGGATGCAAAACGAAACACTCATGCATCTGTTCGAAAAGTTGTGCTGAATCTGCGTGGGAAAGAGATTGAAGCCGGTTATCGCCCGCTTTGCACCTGCGGTACACGTGGATGCGTAGCTCCAAATCATCTGCGCGTTGTGAGCCTGTCGAAGTACGCACGCAAGGTTCTGTTGCCTGTTGCAAACACCCAGCTTCGCAAAGCAAAGATCGCCGCGACTTGGAGGAAGCGCCATGCGCGGCTGACGTATGAAGACGTGTGTGGGCTGCGCATGGGCGATGAACCGAGCGCGCAGGCTGCCAAGCGGCTTGGTGTGAGCGTAGGTCTTGTGAACAAGGTTCGTGCGCACACGGCTTGGCGTGATCACACAGCCAGCCCGTGGGCTGGATTGATGCGATGAAAGGAAAGAGCATGAGCACTGAATCGAAAACTTCCAGCGGGATCAGCCTTTTCGGGGCGATGTTTCTGGTATTCCTGACGCTGAAACTGACTGGCTACATCGACTGGTCTTGGTGGTGGATTACGGCCCCGCTGTGGGGGCCGTTCGCGCTGGCGGCGTTGATCTTGGTGGTGTGGCTTGTCGGCTTCGTGGTTGTTGAACTGCTGAAAGCCAAGAAGCGGCAACGCGACGACCGGGCAAGGCTGCTTGGCAAGGATGCACCGTGAACGCCACGAAATCAACCCGTATGACGCCGAAACAAGGTGATGGCTACATGGGTGGCCTAGACACCGAAAAACGGCCTAAAGAGGCTGTATTCATGGCGCTGCTGTTCATGGCGCTGTACACGAGCTATCCGGCGTACATGACGTATTGCGATTACGTCCGCAGCCGTGAAGCTCTGC